AGATTGAAACAAACACACACTTTTCAAATTTATTCCATCCACCTGTACGAAGATGTTCAGACTCAGGATCTTCAGGTAGATCGTGTAACCAATAAATGGGAATAAGTTTAGGATCAATCTCTCGAACACGAGAACATATTACCTGAAACTTATCTAGAAGTTCTGAACTGATACGATCCTGAAGTCCGTACTTCATTCTCTCAGTACCACCCATTGAATTTTTCGAAAGTTCGTCTACTGATACTGGCATATTAACCTCATTCTGAATAAGGAAAAGGGGTCCAATGGACCCCCCCTCCCAGCCTTAGGCTTAGCGCTGAGCGACTAGAGCGCGATGACCTGCGGCAACCATCGCGCGACTTGGCTTACCTAGATTGAAATAGGAAGCCTTCGTCTTACGAGGATTGAAATAAATCGCATAACCTTCATTGCGAAGGTTATCAATCGCAGCCGTAGGATTCTTTAGACCAAACCGCGAAGCGATCTGCTTACTAGTTAGACGAGCACCATTTGCAAAAGCATTAAGTAGTTTTTCAGACTTAGTCATTATATTCTCCAATGTAACAAAATTTCTAGTGTTAGTCACTAGCACCCATGATATAGTAACATATAGTATTATATATGTACATCACATTCTTCTATTGCGTGTACCAATAGTGGTCACATCAATCTCATCACTAATGTATTGATATGCACCTTTATTATACATCAGTGCAATTCTCTTACTCTTAGCTAGAATCTGTTCTTGTATATGTTTTGGTTCTTTATCAAGAGACATACGATCCATAATGGAATTACGCGAACATACTGCTGGACCCACACTTTCTAGCGATTTAATATGGGCAGTACTACGCATATGTACCGTCTTTGGCTTGTATTCTCGAAAAGGACGTGAGAACCTCTCAGCATTTAGAGAGGTTACTTCAGGTAACTTATTCTGCTTTCTCCATTCATTGTATTCGCCGAGAACCTTTTGTTCTGCTTTTGTCAATTTCGTTTTCTTCTTTTTAGAAGAAGAATTCGTAAATATAATCATGTCATAATCTCAAATAGTTTTGTGTATCTTTAGGACTATTACTTATAAAGGTATTATATACTGTTTTTTTATTAATTGACACATAATGTTCAGTCAAGTCTTTTATGGATTCTTTCATGTCCTTATTGGTGCCATATGTAGAATGGAAGACTGAAGTCACGTCTGTCTTAAGTCTAAAGAACTGATAAATTTGTGCTTTATCATTACATGTCTCACTAATGTCAATAGACGTATCATTACCGAAGCACACGCTCAAATTTGGGAAAGCTTTTTTAATGCTTTCAACAAAAGTCTTTTTTTCTTTTGAGATCTTATCCCACTGTTGATAACGCTTAATCTCATCTTCTGATGCTGTCTTTCCAACAAAAGAAAAATTTATGAGACCAGTGCGATGTTCAATATTTGGCCCGGATCTTGTCTTAAAGTCTGACATTTTTAGAAGAGATTCTAGATATGCAATCAATTCATATGATGGACGCCAAGCGCTTATCACATGTTCTTTATTTTCTCTCCATATAGAGTTTCCTCCGCTTGTGAACACAGCTTGACAATTATCAATAATCCTACGTCCAAGTCTAGGCATAATGTTTTGATAAGTATTATTGGTGCAAATATATACGTCTTTCTTAAGCATCCAATATTCAAACATTCTCATAAAATGAGATTCAATTGGTTGATTTGGTAAAGCTAATACGCCATCTACATCAAATATATAAGTTTTCATTTTAAGTCATCATGATAATTGATAGCTACATATTGGCCATCGAGATTATAACCGCATGCTTTAAGAAAATGTGTAAAGGCTTCACATACATATTCTAAATCTGAATATGATGGAATAGAATACTCAATATCATCTTCTGGTATAGAAGTAGTAATGATCGGATCTTTAATTATAAATTTTTTCATATTTAATCCCATAAGTTTCGATAATATTTACCAAATAACTCAAATCCTTCTTGCATACGATCTCGAAACAGAAAATAGCCTTCAGAGTCAAATTTATGAGTATGATTAGGACCACGGTTCATAATCGAATGTTCAGTTCCTTCAACATTCTCAAAATAAATGTCATGTTCACCAGAATGAAATTGATCTTCCCAATCAGTATATATCTGTTCAAATGACCAAATCATTTTATCTAGAATTTTATTCCAATGCTCATGTCCTTTTTCCCAAGCGAGGTCATCACCTTCTTCATAGAAATCAAAAGAGCATTGAATTGAATTTGAAGTTTGCTGAAATTCAATAAGATCTCCGGGAGACCCATGCATCGTTGCTTTTAACTGTTTAAGCATAGGAAGAATGATATACGCAAGAGTAGAATCCATGTTCCATGTATCATATTTATCGATACGAACATCAATCTTACGCTCATCAGAATTTTTCTTAAATGGACCTATATAAACTTTCATTTTATATTCTCTAACTTGGTGGGATCGTTGGGACTCGAACCCAAAATTTACGGATTAAAAGTCCGTTGTGATACCATTTCACCACGATCCCTAAAATTGGTCGGAGTAGCCAAATTCGAACTTATTCAACCTGAGGCGACAGATTTACAGTCTGCTGTGACTCTCCAACTTCACCGCTTGCCCGTATATTAAATGGTGCTCCCGGCTGGATTTGAACCAACGACCAATCGGATATAAGCCGACTGCTCTCACCACTGAGCTACGGGAGCATTTATTTTGGTAGATCTAGATGGATTTGAACCATCGACCTCTCCCATATCAGGGGAGTGGCTCTACCTCTGAGCTATGAACCTATTATTCATTTGGTACTTCGAGCCGGACTCGAACCGACACGGATTTCTCCGAGGGGTTTTAAGCCCCGTGTGTTTACCTATTCCACCACCGAGGCCTTGTTTGGCCTACGCGGAGGGATTCGAACCCCCAACCATTCGGGTAGAAACCGAATGCTCTATCCATTGAGCTACGCGCAGATTGTTTATGTATATTACAGTAAAATGATAATTAAGTACATAGGTTATTTTCCTATGTTTCTTCGAGTAAACTTCATCATGATATTGTCATTATAGTATGCAGGTTCATCGTTTTGCATTACTGCGCATAATACATCTTGCTCAAACTGTAGCTTAGCTTCCCAATAGTTGCACTCACCACGCGTCTTACATAATCGTATGATTGTTCTTTTAAAGTTTTCTTTTCCGAGCTTTTCTATTTCTTCTAGGAGTTTTGTAGATGATCCCCAATAGTCTTGCCATCCAGAGTCTTTTCGGATCTTTTTTCGTTTTCCTTTGACTTGTTTGGTAGATGCTTTGGTGAAGTATTTACGGCCAATATAGGATTTACCCGATATTGTGTTTTGAATGAGATAAACGAAGCCGTAATACTCGTTGGAAATTTCATGTTCTAGATCTTTTTCTTGATATAACCACATATTAGCACCATAATATTCACTCTGATGCTAATATTTATTGTTCATTAAATATTACATATTATGCCCAAACATCTTCCCAAGAACCAGATAATGCGCCTTTAGCATAATCTGTAGCTCGATTCTCAAAGAAGTTTGTATGAATAGGCGCATTGACCATTTCTTCAACCCAAGATAGTGGATTCTTCTTTACTTTGAAAATCCCTTTAAGGCCAAGAGAGATAAGTCTACGATCAGCAATATACCGAATATAACGCTTAACATCATCTCCATTTAATCCCTCCATTGGTCCAATTGAAAATGCTAGATCAATAAACTTGTCTTCAAGTTCTACCATCTTTTCTGCAATCTTATAGATTTCAGATTTGAGTTCATCGTTCCAAATGTCTCTGTTTTCTTCAATAAAAGTTCTAAACAGCTTAATCATAGATTCAGCGTGCATAGTTTCATCGACGATAGACCAAGTAATGATTTGGCCCATACCCTTCATTTTACCATGCCGAGGAAAATTAAGCAACATGATAAATGACGAGAACAGCTGCATACCCTCAGTAAATGCTGAGAATGCTGCAATCTGTTGAGCGATAGTTTGTGCATCTTGTCCAGCAATCTGAGCAAAGAAATCGTGCTTAGCTTTCATCTCTTCATATTGCATGAACTCATTATATGTCGATTCAGGCATTCCAAGAGTTTCAATCAAATGAGAATATGCTGCTACATGAAGAGCCTCGCGAGCAGCAAATCCACAAAGCATCATTCTTACTTCAGGTTGTGGAAAATATGGTAGATAGTTATTGACATATCCACCAGCAACGTCAATGTCACCCTGAGTAAAGAATCTAAAGATGTTTGTAAGAAAAGTCTTTTCTTCAGATGTTAACCGCTTCTTCCAATCTTTCACATCTTCAAGCATTGGCACTTCAGTATGAATCCAATGAGATTGCTCATGCTTTAACCATGCATCATATGCCCAAGGATATGAAAATGGTTTAAAGTATTGTCGTTCATCCGTCAACTTCAATTTTTTATTCATACTTATTCGCACCAGCTCTTTTTCTTATCTCCAAAATAAGGTCTTGCATAATCCTTTTCAATTAACATTGCGCTATAGCTTTTTCCGTCAACAAGCATATCACCGAGTACACGACCACCAAATTTATCCCATTCTTTGAGAGTGATCTGGAGTTTAGCACCACTTGCAACTACTTCTTTAGCAAACTTAGTGACTTCTTCGCCTTTCTTAGCTTCAGATTCACACTGTGCTCTAAAACCCTTTTCTGGAGTGTCTACGCCTAGCACACGAAGTTTTAGTTTAGTAC